GACTTCAGGAGAGAGCGCCTTGGCTAATCCAACGACCTACGATATTGAGGTCGTTGGGGTTGCTCGGGTCATCGCTCACCTAGCCAAACTTCAGAGCGGCCTTCAGGAACCGACGAAGGGCCTCGAAAATGCGACGAATTACGTCGCGAAGGTTTTCCGTCAGAACTATGACTCTGAGGGTGGTCTTGTCGGCGGCTGGGAAGACCTAGCCGAGAAGACGCAGAGTATTCGTTCATGGCAGGGATTCGAACCAGAACATCCCATTATGGTTCGATACGACTCCCTAAGACACATAGCCGTTACATTCTTCGAGACTGCGAAAGCAGGCTACCGAGCGTCATCGACGGATGGCTACAGCGACCAAACCGTAGAAGGTTCGCTAACGATTAGCGGATCGCGAGCGACCCTTTCGATTGGTGGCGGCTACAAGATACTGAACCAGTTTGGGTATCCAGACACGAACGGTAGCGGCGACAATCCCGCAAGACCGTACTGGTTCATCAATGCACAGGTCGTCGATGAAGCCCAACATGGCGTCGTTGACTGGATCAAAGACGAGGTGCTCTCGTGGAGTTAGTCGTCAATAAGATCGTCAGCGAATTAGAGACGTTCTCGGCTACCGATGACGGGGATGGCGGAGTTTCGGACCTAATCACGATAGAGGCGGTGTACTTCGGTGACCCCGGAGTCATACCCGTTAATTCCTATCCTTGCTTCTTGGTTCAGCCAATCAGGGATGTGCCCGATATCGAGACGACTGGATACGAGGTTCGCAATCTCGAAATCCTAGTGACCTTGCTCATTGACGCTCGCGAATACTTTGACGCTACCCCACTTGAAGCCACTGGCGACCGCAAGATGGTCCAGATCATGGAGCGAGTCAGGAATTGGTTCAGACGAGACTCCAATCGGAGCCTCGATGGACTAGATGGAGTTCGGGAAGTCAAGGCAACTGCGGCCGAGTACAACATTCAGGTTCGAGGCGGAGTCATCGCCAAGGCCGCTCAGGTGAGGCTGTTGGTCAACCAACAGCGCAACCGTCAACCATAAAGGTGGAACAATAGCATGAGTCTTGGTGCTCTTGGCTACGTGGGTTACGCGGTGGAAAGCGTTGATGGAACTTTCATCTCCGCTCCGACCAACTACCTACCTGTCAACTCCTTCTCGTTCGAGGATACGAACGACTTCATTGTCCCCAACCAGATCAGGCACTCCCGAGATCACTACATCGCGATGGCTGCTCCGTACAACGTATCGGGCAGCATGGAGATGGAGTTGATCCCGACCGGCACGCGACAACTCCTAAAGAGCGCGTGGGCCGCGACGGTTGCGACAAGCGCTTATGCCGGTGGTGGTTACCAGCACGTCTTCACCCCAGCATCGGATGAGCCAACATTCACATTCGAGTCCTCAGCCGCAGACATTCTCGTCATGCAGTACGCCGGTATCAGGGTCAACACTCTTGAAATCAAGGCTGCTTTCGGTGAGATCGTCACATCGACTTGGGGCTTGGAAGGACTGAATCGACAGAAGAAGAATTCGCCCGCCACGCCGTCCTACACCAACGTCTTGCCGTTCCACTTCACTGGTGCCGACATTCACGTTGCTTCCGGTACGGTCCTTTCGACAGTCAAGGATTTCACGTTCGGTTCGAACAACAACTTCGAGCGAATTGGAACCCTGCGTCGAACGCGAGCATGGCGTCGAATGGCCTTCGGTATGCGCGAAGTCACTCTCTCGATGAACCTTGACTTCACTGACACCTCAGAGTACGACAGGTTCCTGAACGAGGACATCTTTGACGCCGACCTATTCCTGTCAGGCCAGACTGGTCTATCGGGCATGGGATCGAACGTGCCGATCCTGCGACTTCAGCCGACGAACGTTCGTTGGAACAAGGTTGGTATCCCGCTTTCGGCGGGCGACTACCTACAGCAAGCCGTTGAGGCTCTCGTGATCTCGCCAATCGGTGGAAACATCTTCACCGCGACGTTGGTCAACAACGAGACTGCCCCCGGTACTTGGTAAGAGAGTTTTCGAAGGGGACGGTCACTCGGCCGTCCCCTTTTTCTCTTGCCCATACTTCCATTAGAGGAGATCAAAGGCCGTGAGCCTACTGCGACTCGCAAATAGCAACTCGAAGCGTATTTCCATCGGTGATGACGGCGATTACGTCGAAGTTCGCGAGGACATCGACAAGAAGACCTTCAACGCCATCATTCTGGCGATGCCTGAAGGCGCAGCCGAATCTGGCAGCCTTTCTGTCGGAGAGGCACTGAATTTCAGCAAGTTCCTTTTCGACATCTTCGTGACTGGTTGGTCGTTGGATGTTCCCCCAACGCTCGATAACTACGAACTGCTGAGTCGTGAATCCGCTGACGCAATCGACACCGTTGTTGCGAAGCACTTTGAGAGCCTGACGCCGAACAAGGAGGAATCCAAAAGCGGCGAGGGACCTAGCGGATCAGGTCGCAAGAGGCATTGATAGCAGGAATCTCCGGCATCGATACCCGGAGATTTCGCGCGCCTTCGAACTCTACGTAGCCTGTCGGACGCAAACACTCGTCGTCGCGGAAATTCCCAAAGGCGACAAGATGTTCATCCGTATCACGCCCAAAACAACAGGATACTCGATCCTGCCAATGCCCGGTGGCTTGCTGGATCAACCCTATCGACTCATGGAATTCTTCGCCTTCTTCAGAGACGGAGATTCGATGGCAACACAGAAAGCACTCTCATAGGAGCACCCAGCCTCAGATCGTTTAAACGATAGAGGCTGGGTCCTTTTTTCGTTAGGAAATCATGTCCGAGAGCATTGGCGACATCCAACTGAATATCAACGTCAATGTTCGTAATGCTGCGTCTCTTGGCGCCCTCAATTCTGGCGTGGCCAATTTGGGGAAGACCAACACGACGACGGCGGGCGCGATTAGCGCTGCCAGCAAGGCGTTCATCGCACAAGCCAAGAGCGCACAGACCGTTACCCAGCGACTCAACGCGGCGGAGAAGGAATACGACGCCATCTTCCGCGCATCATACCGCCTACAGAACGTCGGCTACGGCCTTGTCTCGGTCTCTCAGAGGATATTCGGTGCGCTGAAAGACCTGACCGACCAGTGGGGCACGTTCGAGTTCATGGTCAACCGCGCCGCTGGTGCGCTCCAAATCTGGAAGATGGCCGGTACTCAGGTTAATCCCGTCTACACGGCTCTCATCGATCAGGTTGAAGGACTTACCAAAGACCTAAGGCTATTCCCCGCGACCGATGTCGCACAGGCAACGTACTTCTGGGCGTCTACCTCTGGTCAGGCTGTTAATACGCTTTCTGACCTGAAGTCCGTGCTGGAATCCGTCAATCCGCTGATGAAGATCGCGGCTCTTACGCAGACCAGTTATGAGTCTGCGATCAAGGGCGTGTACTCGATCCTAGTCCAATACCACAAGCCTCTTGCTGACGTAGCCGATGTTACGAGCAAGTTGTTCCTTGTCACACAGCGAACGGCCCTAGAGTTCCCTGATCTGGTGAACGCATTCAAGTTCATCGGTCCTGTGGCCGGTGCCCTTGGCGTGTCGTTCGAGGAAGTCGCGCAGACTCTTGGAGAACTCGGTGACGCTGGTATTCGCGGCACCATCGCTGGTCGCGCCTTGCGACAGGTGTTTATCCAGTTGGAGCGCCCCACGCAGAAGGCTGCTGGTCTCCTGAATTCGCTGTTCCTGAACAGCAAGGCGTTCGGGAAGACGTTCCAGCAGGTCGTCTTCCCGAACGGTAAGTTCATCGGCCTGACGAACACAGTCACGGCGTTGGCTACTGCCCTACAGCACGTCAATCAGGCGCAGCGAATCAACTTCTTGGCGTCGATCACCACCGCTAACGAGTTCTCGGTCATTGTGCCGCTCGTCGAGAACCAGATCAAGGTGCTCAATGGCGCGGCGGATGCATACGATACGACAAAGACATCGGTCGAGAACTCGGCTAACGCCGCATTGCAGTTCTCGAAGGCATGGGACCTTCTTTCGCAGTCATGGCTTGGCATTGTCGGACGCCTAAAGGCTGGTGCCGAGGTCATCCGGCTTCAGATCGGTCAGCAGATCGCAGCGGGTCTCCAAAAGACGGTCGATCAGGCTTCTAAGTTCTTAGACTTCATCGAGAAGTGGGTTCGAAACAATCCCCAGATCGTATCGACCATTGGTAGTTTCGCTGCTGGCCTCGCGGGTCTTGCGGCTGTGGCTGGCGGCCTCTTCATTCTGTCTGGATCGTTGCTGGGTCTGTACGCTGCTATTGGCGTTCTATCGAAGGGCTTTGGTCCATTGATTGGCATAGGTGGCGCGGCCCTTGGCGCTATCGCGTCGATCGCAGAGTCGATTGTCCGCAACTGGACGATGATTCAAAGAACGGTGATCCCGGCCATCAATGGCCTCATTGCGGCATTGACCAACGGCAATGGAACAACCGCAGAAGCCAAGAAGCAATGGGATGACCTACATCAGACGATTCGGGATGTGACCGACTTCATTGTCCGCAATGTCATCCGTGCCTTGACAGATGTCCTGCACCTTGCAACCGATATTGCAAATTCCCCTCTACGTGGTGTCTTTGAGAGCCTAGGTCAAGCGATCTTCCTACTGTTTGGATTGAAGAGTCTGAGCGGTATCTTGGGATTCACGGGCGCCTTGAAGGCGATGGTGATCCCAGCGAAAGAGATTGCTGTCGTCTTCGGTGCAGTAGGCCCACAGATCGGTTTCGTAGCCAAGGCTATCCTGTC